AAGCCGATGTTCGTGTTGGAGTTGGAGCGGGCGTTGTTGCCGTTGAAGGACGCGACCCCATAGGTCGTGTTGTTGTAGTTGCCGCCCGAGTAGAAGAAGCGCATACGGTCCGTTCCCTATGATGAGGATTTCTGGCCGTTGACAGCTTTCAGCCAGCCCCCGATCATCTTTCCGATTTCCACCAACTTATCCGACCATACTCCGTAGGTGTGGACGGAGATATAGTGCAGATCACAGGATAGCCGGATGTAGACCATCAGCTTTTCGTTGGCTACGTCCATCTCCTGGAGGGTGGTCTTCTTGTAGTATTTCTTTTTCGCCTCGATGCACCGTTCCATGAGGATATCCATCTGTTTCTTGATGTCGGCGACCAAGGTGAACTTTTCGCTTTTCGGGAACTGAGCCGTAATCGGGTAGGCGTATTTCATCATGTCATAGATCTTCTGCTGGATTTTCAGGTCTTCTGCCATGATGCCGCCCCTCGTTCCCGAATAATATGCGAATTATACCATCCGGAAACGAGGGAAAGGCGGTTTTGGAAAGAAATAACGGAATACGTTATTTTGAAATTTTGCGCGACCGCGCTTCGCGCGGTAAGAGGACGGAGGCCCCGCTACCGCGGGGCCATCAGGTCACAGTCAGGCAGAGGGCAGGTTGACAAAAGCGGCGCGGAAGCCGATGGACGTGCTGGAGAGGGAGCGGGCGTTGTTGCCGCCGAAGGACGCGACCCCATAGGACGTGAGGCTGCAGCTGCCGCCCGAGTAGAAGAAGCGCTCGTCTGCCGCGTTGTTGAAGTAGTTGTTCTGGCCGGAGAAAAGCTCCGTCTGGCCATTGTACTGGAGCATTCCGAGGTTTGCCAGCAGGAGCTTCGCCTCATCGCTGATGGAGGCATCACACACGATGTTGGCAAACGTGCAGCTGTGTTCGCCCGGAGCACTGTCCGTGATGGTGGTGTTGTAGGTCAGCTTGGAGCTCACCCAGTCCATCTTGATAGAGCCGGAGGTCGTGCCGTTGCCGTCCGGGGTGATCAGCGTGCCGTCAGAGGCCTTGATCGCTTTCCACTCCGCGGAGGTAGCGGCCTGGGACTTGGCAGAATCGGCGGCGTTGTTGTTGGCGAGGATCTGCAGCTCACCCTTCACGGTGCGGATACCGCCCATCCACTCCCACACATTGCCTTTGAGGTCAGCAATGCCGGAAGGCGTCTGATCGTGATACCAGGTCAGAGGGCCGGTGCCGGTGGCGGTGTGCACCGCGTAATGGGTGGCATCCGTGGTAGCCGGAATGGCCTTATAGTTGCTCTCGGTAGAATCCTTGCCGTAGTTGTTGTTGCCCTTCGGAAGCACGCCGTTGTTCTGCATCCAGCGGACCAGAAGGCCCCACTCCATGCGGGTCATGACGTGCCAGCCGGCTCCCTTTGCCTCGCAGGCCTGGCGCGCAGCATCAAAGGTGATGTTCGCCTTGGGGTCCTGACCGGGAAGAGAATAGGCGCGGCTGTTCTGGACGATGTTCTGGAATTTGGAGATGTAGATTTCCGGAACCTCCTGGCCGTTTACGATAAAGGCAGGGTGCACGGCGGTGGAACTGCCCATACCGAGATCGGCATAGGTCATCTTGGGGATCTTCACCATGACAGAGGGCATGCCCTTGTCATCGAAAAGGATCTCGTTGCCGGGGCAGACGGCCTTCAGCGCGAGGGCACTCAGATCGAAATTAGCAGGCATTTTTCGTGTTCTCCTTTCTTATTCGATGCTCCACAGGGAGAGTGTCACCTTGTCCATATCAATGGGCAGCGGCGTGGGCGGCTCCGGATCCTCGCCCTCTCCGGCCTCGTGATACTCGTACTCCTTGGCAGGGATGTCGAGCTCGGCAACGTAGGCGCGGCCGGCGGCGGCCCCGATCACCAGCTCCTGGTCTGCGTCATAGCAGACGTCGATGTGCTCCGGATCATCCTTCTGCCGCTTGGCCAGATTGATGGTCAGGTCATCGTCGAAGGTGATCTTCGTGCCGTTGACCTCGTAGGGGATTTTCGGGCCGGCATTTTTCTCAACGATAATCATTCTGTGAATCCTCCAATCACAATATAGTCCACCACAACGCTGCTCGCGCTGCCGGTGGTTTTGAGCTTGAAGCCGTTGGTCAGCTTGTCGAACACCTCCACCTCGCCGGGATTGCCGACGGCGGACATGATCTGTGTGATAACGGCATAATGGGTGTCCGGCATATAGGTCGCCAGGCTGACGGTCTGCTGGCTGTTGTTGAACGGGAACGCCAGGGAATTCGTCAACGTGACGGTGCCGTACTGGGCTTCGATCTCGTGCTGCCGCACATAGTCGAGCAGCAGCCCGAAAGAGATCTTCCGGTCAAAGAGCTCGGCTTCAAGATCTGCGTCGGTGTATGCCTTGGAATCACCGGACGCTGCCTTTTTCGCCAGGAGATAGGTCAGCAGGTCCACCGGTCACACCTCCCGCCAGACGCCATCGGGGCCAAGCAGATAGGTGTGCGTCAGGTCCTGCGTATAGGCCACGCTGCCAGGTCCGGCGATCTCGCCGTTGACGTTGGGCGTGAGCGTCGGCAGGTTGGCAACATCAGCCGCCGAGCTGATGATGATTTCCCGGTAATTGGAATCGCTCTTGTTCCCGGCCTTTACGATATCGGTCATCAGGCACCTCCCGTTACGAGATCGGCGTCGAGACGATCTTCGGCACCACAGCCCAGGCGACGGTCACGCTGGAAGCACTGCCCGTATAACTGAGCTTGAAGCCGTTCACCAATTTGTCGCTGACCTCAATCTCTCCGATGTTGCCTGCGCTGGCCGTGACCTTCGTTTCGACATCGTAGTAGACATTGTCGAGCGACGTGCCGAGGCTGATCGTCTGGATGCTGTTGTTGAAGGGAAACTCCATCGAATTTGTCAGGCTGGCCGTGCCGATGATGACGGAGTTCTTCTTCTTGATGTAGTCCTCGATCTGATCTACCCGCCAGCCGGTCTGACGGGCGAAGTTGAGCAGAAGCGCAGCTGCTGCGTGGGCGTCCACGATCCCGCTTTCGATGTTGTTGAAGTTGGTCTGATCCTGCGGCGTACCCTGCTGCATGACCGTGCCGGCCATGGTGATCCTGTAGAGGCCGCCGCCGAGGTCTTCGATCCGAAACACATTGGACGGATCCGTAACGTGATCGAGCCAGGTAGTCCAGTCGTACATTTAGCTTGCCACCTCCGTGATGTGAAAATCGAACCAGTACAGAATACCGGTCTGCCCCGTGTTGATCGTGATGGAAACGTCCTCATGGGCGAACAGTTCCCCGGCAGAGTTCCAGAGCTCCACACGGTTGACTGTCATGGAGCTGCCGCCGGAGTTGATGTTGAGCTGCGCCCGGACGGTGCCGTCGCTTTTGATCGTCACAGCGGAGAGCGGCACCCTTGTAAAGGTACTGCCGACACGGTACCGGGCATAGGCGATCCTGCGCTGGGTGAAGTTGCGGTAATCCGCAAGCCCTGCGGCATCAAGCATTCATAATCCCACCTTTCACAAAATTCCACCCGGCGCTGTACCGCACAGGCGGGCGCTATATGCAAGCCCCTCTCCGGAGGCGCTGGCACTGATGTCATCGGGGAAGATTGCCCCCTGCACAGCCCTGGCGGGGAAAGTACCCGCTTCGATCTCGCCGGTGGCTGGGTTGGCGTAGACAAGCCCCTCCGGGTGCGTTCCGATCTGGAGCAGGCATTTGAGGATTTCGCCGAGCCGCGCCCGGTCTGGGTAAGTGCCGGTGATCCTGCCCCAGTACGCCACCCAGCCACAGGTCAAGCGAATGCCGACGTTGACGGTCGTGCGGTAGACGATCGCTTCCAGATGGCTGCGCAGCGATTTGTATGTGTAAACGGCCTTCAGGATCTCCGTGTTGGAGATCGGGATAATCGGGAAGCCGGATTCCAGAGCGACACGGAATGAGTACGGATCCCCGTCATAGTCAAACCATTCCTCGATGTCAGAGCGCGGGTACAGGGAACGGATCGCCTCTTTCACGGCGCCGGTGGTGCCGAGGTGCCGATGCACATAGTAGCTGGTCTTGATAAGATTCCGTTTTGCTTCGATGGGATAGTCGAAGTTGTACCAGTCGATCTTGTAGTCCCGGGCAAGAATATCCAGAACGTCCTCCGGGAGCTCGTCGATCCGGGTGTAGATCTCCGTCAGCGGGATTTCGTCCAGGTGAACGCCCAGCGCCTCGGCGATTGCGCGAGCCAGAGCGTTCATGCGCCGGTCCTCTAACAGAACGGCGGGCAGCTGCGCCATGAAGTTGTCAACGGAATAGCGGTGCGCCTCAGTCATCTTCGACGCCCCCGTTCGTAATGGTGATCGTCCCGATTTTCCCGATCTGCGGGATGAAGTCGCTCGGATCGGGGTCATCTCCTTCATCGTACACGGACATGTTGCCGTCTCGCAGGTGCGTGTACTCCGGCTCGGTCAGGTCCACGCGCTTGATTCCGGTACCCATGAGCAGACTGATCAGCTTCGACGGGTTGATATCCCGGCCAAGCTTGCCCTGCTGCCACATGATGTAGGACTGCACGGCCAGCGCGACGTCCGAAGCGAGATCTGCGCTCGTCTCTGCCTGGTCGGAAACGTAGTAGGTGAATGTGATGTCGTAGTCCACTTCGTCGGGATCTTCGACAAGGACGTGGTCGGTCAGCGGCCGAACAGTATCGGCGCTGCATGCATCCAGCACAAGCGCCTTCATCGTTTCCCCGGCTTTCCCCGGGTACTTCACACCGCCGCCGTAATCCTGCCCGTCGGAGTCCAGTACATACAGCCTGATCTCCCCGCCTTCTGGGGAGTTGACCACGACATCAGCGATTTCGGAAGACACAGCTTTCGCGTGGTAGATGTAGCCGCCCTTTGCGCCGGCGGTCGAATAGCCGTCGAGCGACGCGCGGAGCAGCTCATAAAATGCAGCGTCAGACATCCGGGCAGAGCCGCCGTCCGACGCCGCGGTGTTCTCACACGCGGAATAGTAGTCGTAGACGTCGACGATGGTGTTGATCTCGCCGGCGGCATATCCGTTTCCGGCCGAGCCGGGTGTCTGGCAGCGCACCGTCGCGTCAATGTAGGTTTCGCCGATGGGTACCCAGACATCCTCCGGAAGCTCCCAGTAAAGCGTCTGAGCGCCGTCTGTGACGCGCGTACCGGCGGGGATCAGTACGGCGCTGCTCTGCGCCTCTGAAATGTGAAAGCGCATGATGCAGGCCGCGGCCGTGGCCTGCGGGCGTTCCTCGGCATAGAACAGCTCCGCAAGAGCGTCCAGGTTGTCGCCGTCAGCACGGCTCGGAAGATTCTGATTCGCCGCATAGTTGGTCTTGACTCTCTCGGCCAGAATGATGGACGCAACCCATGAGATCATCAGCCGCTCCGGGCTGGCCGGTCTGAGCGTTTCGCCCGTCAGCTCCTCATACCGAGCGATCATCTGCGCCTCCAGCTCCTCCGTGGTGGTCGGGACAAATTCGTATTCAGGACTCCTGCTCAATGATATCCACCTCCACTTTCGGAATCAGGACGCCGGAGCTGTCCTGTGAAAAATCAACCGAGAGCACCTCTGCCCTCGGCTCGTATTCGGCGATTGCTTCCCGCACCTCAACGATCAGCGTCGGCAGCGCCGCGTTCATCGGCGCGTCCAGAAAGCGCATCGGAGGCCCAAACTCTCGGAATAGGGGGACGGTTTGCTGACAGGTGCGAAGGATGATCGCCACGTTCTGCAAGATCGCCTTGGTGCGGTCTTTCTCGTTCAAGGAGATCTGTTTGCTGGGTGTTACGATGTATGCCATAGCCCCACCTCCTATTTGAGATATTCGAGCAGGCTCAAAGAAACGGTGCAGTGTGTCATGTCGCCTTCACCGTCGAAGAACTGTGCTTTTGTCTGGTGCTGCTGGATGGTCCAGCGGTACTTCCCGTATGCCTTGCGCCCGATCACCAGCGGGAGCGGCGTCCCCGCACGCTCATACTGAAAGAGCTTAGCGATCACCGTCTGAGGGTTGACGCCGAGGTATGCGGAAAGGACAATATCGAATTTCATCTTGTCCGGGTCGATTCCGACGAACTCCGTCTTGGCGTTGGTAAGGAGGCGCTGATGTGTCGCATGCCGCGCGGAGCCGGACCAGTTCATGCCTTTCAGCGTCATCACGGTTTCATCGGAGACCTCGAAAACGATGTCCCCAAGCATTCCGATACGCATCAGCTGATCCCTCCCAGAATGAAGCCGTCGGCGTTGAACACCGGGAGATAGAGAACAAGCACGGTGTCGTTGACCTTCGGCATCCAGTATGTCGAATATGATCCGGGCGAATGGTCGTGATTCGGCTCCGTGCTGGCAGAGCCGCCGCCCGAGTAGGTGTCATAGACGGCGTGCGTGTGCGCGCCATCCGGATTGATGAACAGGCCGCCTGCGAAGTGCTGCACCACGAACAGCCAGCCGGAGGTCATGTTTTCGCCCTGGAACTTTACGCGGGCCTGGCGCTTGTCGGCGTTGATGTCCGTAACGGTACCGACACGCACAAGGCCGGAGAGGATTTTTTCGACGTCCATCAGTACCCCTCCAATACTCTGCGCGCGGTCACGACGGTCTGATAGCCGGACGTGCCGACGCTGTGCTTGGCCTGCTCGATGATATACTTGCCGTTCCAGCCGCCCCAGCCGGCGAGCTGGATGCAGAGACCGGCGACCAGGTACGGATCGCCGGGGAAAGTGATCTGTGCCTTCCTCGCGTATTTGTTGTGCAGCCGCAGGTTTTTCTCGGCAAGCGCCTGGGCTTCTCCGATCGAGGACACGCGGCAGCAGAGCTCCAGCTGCTGGCTCTCGGTTGAGTCTGCGGACTCGTCCGTCGCCGTGGCCGAGATGCATACGCCGGTCGCCGGGTCGTTATAGAACACCCGGCAGCTCGCATACTGCACGTCTGCCGTTGACATGGTCAGCTTGTATTTGGTGTAGCTGCCGTCGCCCTTGGTGATCGTCCGGACTGCGGCCTTGCTCTCGTAATCCGCCTGGTCGAAGATCACGATGCTCTTATTTGTGGCCTTCAGGCTGCAGCCGGCATCGTGGCAGAGCTGCATCAGAAATTCGATGTCGCTCGTCATGTACTGCTCGACGCGGTGATAGAACGGGTCCTTCGCCGAGAGATACATACAGGTCATGCCGTTGGCCGCGGCCATTTCGTTGGCAATGCCGGAAAGGTTGTAGGCCTCCCAGCCCTTGGTCTTTTTCGTCTGCCGAATCCTCGACGTGAACGGCAGCGACGTGGCGCTGATCTTCACAACAGACGGCGGGCCGGAGCAGTCCACCTTGTCCAGCGTGAATTCGCCGGTCTCCAGGATGTCGTCTTTGCCGTCGCCGTTCCAGTTCTGCCGGACGAACACGGCGCTGATCGCCAGCCCTGCGCCTGTTGCAATGGCCGCCTCTTGCGCGGTGCCGAGCAGGGCAGCCCAGGTCTGCGGGCCACAGATGCCGTCAACGAGCAGACCGTTTGCCTGCTGAAAGGCGATTACAGCACCGCGCGTTTCTGATCCGAAAATGCCGTCCACGCCGAACACCGGGAGCGGAAAGCCGGCAGCGACCAGCAGACTTTGCATTTGCTTAACCGTGTCGCCGCGGCTCCCCGTTCTGACGGTCTCGGGGATCTTCGTATCGGAGCCTGTCGCGGCCGCGGAATTGGCCGCAGCTGCGTCTACGATCTCCGGAAGCCACTTCTCCATCCAGACGCCGTCGGTGTCCTGGAGAGAGATCTGCAGATCGTCCGCGTCGTCTTCTTGATTGTCTGTATAGGTCAGCGCGGTCAGATACGGCAGCATGGACGAAGTGATGTCCGTGCCGTCAAAGCTGATCTCTACACGGGTACGGCGGGAAATATCACGATCGCTCACGCACTCACCTTCTTCCACGGCGGGAGCGTGGAGGCAGGCGTCTCCGTGATATCGGGGATCGTGACGGTGACGCCTGCCGGGAAGATGTAGTAATCGAGCAGGGAGCGATTCGCCCACATCAGGTCTTTGGTGTGCTCACAGCCGCCCATCTGCTGATAGGCGATCAGGTCCCAGGTGTCGCCCTGTTTGGTGCTGTAGGTCTTCATCGGTATGCACACCTCGCTTTATCTTCCTCGATTTCCTCCAGCAGCTCTTCCAGCTGCTCCTTCAGATTTTCGTCATGCTCCCGGAGGACCGCTTCCAGCTCTTCGGGGTTCATGTCGCCGCTGATGTTATAGACCGGGGAGAAGGTCACGATATAGCTTCCGTCGCCCCGGTGCGTCAGCGCATCGGAGATCGCCTCTACCGCATCGGTGCGCGGCGTGGCGAACTGCGCGCCTACAATCGTTTCGGGGCCGTTCTCGCCGAGCCAGGCAAGGCCGGGGGCTGCGTTGTCTGTTCCTCCTGCGTAGCCGCGGATCTGCTTGAACAGCGTCGGCAGGAACGCCATGACCTCGATGTACTCCGCTTGGAGCTCTCTGGTCTCGGCGGCGGTCAGAATCTTCTCGCCGCCCTGCAGCATCATCAGCTCGGGGCCGTACTCGCCGACGAGGGCAAGGCCGGCCTCGGCGTATTCGGTGCCGCCGGCGTAGGCGTTTGAATACCATCCGTGAGTGTTGACGGGGTTGCTGTAGTTGCCGGAAGCGTTGCTCAGCGCAGCGGAGGCGTAGGCGCCCAGCTTTGCATAAGCAGATCGGACGCGAGGCTCCATTTCCTCGGCGGCGTCAATGAACGCCTGGATGGTAGCCTTGCCGTTTGCCGCAGCCTCGGCGCTGACGTCCAGCTCCTCAATGTCGCTGCGTAGCTCCTGCGTGAGTTCGTCCATCTGCTCGGTGAAATTGGTCTTGAACTCCGCGATCTTGTCCGAGGTTTCCTCCTGCGACTTCTGCAGCTCCTGCCACTGTTCGACCATCAATTTCAGGTCTTCATCAGAGGCGGCGGCCATGCCGGCGATCGCGGCGACGGACTCATTGGAGCCGTCCGCGAAGGAGGCGATCACATCACTCAGGCCTTCGATATCTCCGGTTCTTGCCCGAAGCGCGGCCAGGTTGTCGTTGTAGGCGTTCCAGTGTTCGATCTGCGAGGCGAGCGCGGTGTTGATGTCGTCCACACTCTTGGCAATGACATCGTCCGCCTCGTCCCAGAGGGCGTACTGCCCGGTAACGCTGGAATAGGCGGCCTCGTAGGCTTCCTGGTAGGCTTTGGTCAGCTCCTGCACTCTCTCCGTGACCGAGGCGATAGTCTCCTTGACCTCGGCGGTCGAATCGCTGCTGGCGCCGATCGTCTCCATGTAGTCTACCAGCTCATCCTTGTACCGCTCATAATCGGTTACGGCTGTGTCGATGGTCTCCTGGTGCTCGCGGATTTGCTCGTCATACTTTTCGAGCGCGTCCTTGGCGTCCTCGAGGGCTGCCTTCGCAGCATTGCGATCCTTTTCATACGGATTCGTACCTCTGCCGCCGGAATTGACCCAGTCTGAGTATGCCGTGGCAAGCTTGTCATACTCCTCTTGTAGCCTCTCGACGTTTGCCGCTTCCAGGTCGCGCATATGATAGAGGCCGTAGGTCTCGTCTTCGAGCTCGCGGGTGGCCTGCACCTGGGCGTTCATGGCGTCGACCATACCCTGCTGTGCTGCTTCATACCGCTGGGCTGCAGCCTGGGCCTTTACGGCAGATTCGAGCGCAGCGCCGTAATCGACGACACCGCTGACAACGTCATCATAGTTGAGAGCCAGATCGGGAACGACCTTGTTCAGTTCCGCAATAATGGCCTTCATTTCCTCCTGCGTCTCGACGGTCTGCTCCGTCTGGGACGCAAGTTCCTGAAGCCGGTGTACCAGCGCGAGGGTCGTTTCCTCGTTGGCGCCGATCTCGTTGAAGGTGTTGCGGTTGGAGTCCAGGGTGTCGTTCAGGCTGTCATTCAGCTGCTTGCAGCCTTCGATATAGTCATCGACCGTCTGCTTGTTGCTGTTGAAGCTCTCGGACAGGTCCTCGATCCTCCAGGCCAGATACCGGGCCTCTTCGGAGGTCTCGCCGTAGGTGTCACAGACCTCCTCATACTCGGCGCGAAGCTCCTGCAGCTGATAATACTGCTCCTTGGAGGTAGCGATCAGCCCGAGGGATTCATCGGTGTCTTCCTTCATTGCCGACGCCAGGCCCACGAAAACAGCCGTCAACGCGGCAACACCGGCCGTGACGGCCATGATGATATTCAGACCGGGGATGGATGCGGACAGGGCGGCGCTGGCGATTGCGGCGAGCTTTGCCGCTGCGGTGTATGCGACGATCCCACCTACCACCAGGCCAATGACGGCGATAAAGGCGGTGATTGCTTTGATCAGAGCCGGGTTCCTCTGAAGGAAGCCGTTGACTTCCGAAAGGATGCCCGCGAACATGCCGTAGAGATCAGAGAGAATGGGGGTGAACTGTTCGCCGACGGTGGTCTGCACGGCTTCCCACGCGCTGTTGAGCAGCGTGAGCTGGCCGACCATGTTATCCATCTTGACGTCGGCCATGTGCTGGGCTGCGCCGGTGCTGTTGTTGATGGCCTCGGTCAGCTTTGCATAGTCCGCTTCGGAGGCGTTGAGGATCGACAGCAGGCCAGCATAGCCGCGCTGTCCCGCAATGGCCATGGCGTTGTTGACGCGCTCGGCCTCGGTCATCTGATTGAAGTACCCGCGCAGCTGATCAATGGTGGTGGCGAAGTCAGCCATGGTACCGTCCGCCCGGACAGCAGAAACTTCGGCCTCGCCGAAGGCCTCGCCGGTGAGCGTGACGCCCTCCAGCAGACCGTTGAACACGTTGCGCAGCGCGGTACCGGCGTTGCTGCCCTTGATACCGGCGTTCGCCATGAGGCCGATCGCCGTGCTCACGTCCTCGATGGAGTACCCCAGCGCGCCGGCTACGGGCGCGGCGTATTTGAAGGTCTCGCCCATGACGCTGACGGAGGTGTTCGCATTGGCGGCGGTCGCCGCCAGCACGTCGGCGTAGCGCGCCGTGTCGGCGGCTGTAAGGCCGAATGCGGTCATGGAGTCCGTGACAATGTCAGACACCGTGGCGAGGTCTTCTCCGGCCGCTGCGGCCAGTTGCAACACGCCAGGCATGCCCTGCAGCATCTGCTCGGCGCTCCATCCTGCCATAGCCATGTAGCCCATGGCGTAGGCGCTCTCTTTGGCCGTGAACTTGGTCGTGGCGCCAAGCTCCTTAGCCATGGCGGAGAGCTGGGCAAGCTCCTCTGCGGAAGCACCGGACAAAGCCTCCACGTTGGACATGGAAGCCTCGAAGTCACCGGCGACATTGATGCACTGCACGTACCCCTCGTAGATCTCCTTCAGGGCTACGGCAATACCTGCAGCTGCGATCGCGGCTCCTGCGGCGCTGAACGCATCGGCGGTTTTCTTCCCGAAGCTTTCCGCGCCTTCTGCCGCTTCCTCCTGCTTCTTCTTTACGTCGCCAAGCTCGGCCTCCAGGCGCTCGCTTTCCTTTTCCAGATTGGCGGTGTCAACTCCGGCCTCCCGGAGCGCAGCGCCCATCTGATCGAGCTTTTGCGTCTGCTGGCCGAGGGCGGCGGTGGTCTTGTCGATCTGCTGCTGTTTGGAAAGCAGCTTGTTCTCCAGGTCAGAAGAGAACTCTCCAGTCTCCGAAATCTCCCGCTGGATGTTGTCGTACTGCTGCTGGAGGGTTTCGAGCTTCTTCTTGGTGTTCTCAACGGCCTGCTGCTGCTTCTGGTAGGCTGAAATGTCGCCTTGCGTCTTGTTCAGCTCCTGGATCTCCTTTTGGAAGCCGAGAAGCTGCTGCTGTGCCTTGCTGAACGTGCCGGCAAAATTGCCGTTCATCTGCGCGCTCAGCTGAAATAGCATTTCATATTCGCGGCGAGACGCCATAAACAGCCCTCCTTTCGGGACGAATTACTTCTTCTTCATGTCCTTCATGATCTCATTGTTCGTCTTGATCCATGCGACCAGCTCCCGCAACGGGCAGGACAGAAAGAAGGTCAACGGCGTTCCGTTGTTTCGTGCCAGGATCATGCATTGCTTTCGGAGCCAGCTCCCGCCGTCGTTTACTACGACCCCGCACGAAGCAAAAAAGAACGCGCCTTGCCGCGGATCTTCACATAGGCAGAGAGCGGCAGCTTCTGGAAGAAATCAATGCCGATCTTCATGCCGTTGCTCTTCCTGGTCGTGCAGGCCCGCATGGCCATCCGCAGCAGATAGTCTCCGGAAAACTCCGGAACGATGACGGGGCGGCCGGTCGCCTGCAGCTCCGCCTCAATGGAAAGGCTGTCCTGGGCGGTCAGCGTGCCGAAGTCGAAGGACAGCTTGTCGAAAGACTCCCCCTCGAAGGAGAAGGGGGTCGGAAATTCGTGGGTGTAGGTGTTGGGGCTGTTCTCAGCCTCTTTTACCGCGATCTCATACTCCTGCTCGTCAACGACGGGCTCGGCCTCGACCGCAGCGGCGGTTTCCTTTTTAGTACTCATGTTCTAACTCCTTTCGATAAATGGAGGCGCGAGAGACCAATTTGCCAGGGTCGGCAAAATGATCTCCCGCGCCGATCGGTTTACTTGCCGAGGGCCTTGCGGACGGGGGCGAGGTAGTCCACGCCGTCAACCATGCAGATGAAGTTCAGCGGGTCGAGCTCGCGGACCTTCTGGCCGTTGATCCAGGTCGCCCAGTAGCGGACGGCGTACTCGCCGGAGCCGTTGGACGGGGAGGCGGGGGCAATGCTGCCCACATTGTGGGTCTTGGGGATGACCACGAAGACGTGCTTCTCGGCCACGGCGTCGATGCTGTTGTTCACCGGGTCCTCATGCTGCTGCGCCACGCGCAGGTCGATCTGATGGCGGCGCGGCTCGGACAGGCGAACGCTCGCGGGGGTGGTGGTGCGGAAGTTGAGGCCGAGCGTCATGGTGTCCATGTGGCCCAGGATGATGGCCTCGACGTTGCCGGCGATCCCGGCGCCGTTGATGCTCTGCACCAGATTGGAGAGGGTCGGCATGGTCACGGAGGCCATGCCGGCGTATTCCTGACCGTCCTCGTAGACGGCAAAGTTGATGTTGCTCTGATCCATGTGTCAGTCCTCCTTTAAGACAGGGCGCTCTCCACATAGGAGGCGTCATACTCCAGCGTGAAGTCGATCTCCTGCGCGGGAGAGGGCGGAGTCATGAAGATGTGCAGCCGGACGATGCCCGCCATCAGATCGGTGACGGGATTCTCGGAATCGAGCATCTCCACGCGGGCGCCGAGCAGGTAGCCGCGGCCGGTCAGACCGTTGAGCCAGATGTTGCAGGAGTCCAGGATGCCGTCGATCAGACGACGATTCATCGGGGAGTCGAGCTTGCTCCAGAAGGTCTTGATCAGCGTGTTCGCCACCCAGTCGAACATACGGGACACGGGGATGAAGTAGTTCTTCACGTCCGTGTCGCCGGGGAAGCAGCCGGTGTAGTTGCCCCACGCCTTGAAGCCGCCCATGAAGTTGAGGCCGGTGCAGATGCCGGCGGCATTGAGGATGTTCGCCTGCGCGAGCGTCAGGGAAACCTCGGTGCCGTCGGAGAGGCACAGGCCATCCACGAAGATGGACTTGTTGGACGGGCTCTCATAGGGAACGCCGCCGTTGTTGGTGTCGGTCAGCGCGATCCTGCCGGCCTCGATGGTGGAGCCGTGGAAGATCTGCTCGCCCAGCTTGCCGCACGGCCAGCACACGATCTCCTCCTCGGTGAAGGTGCCGCCGTTCTTGGCGGTGACCGCAGCGGTGTAGCTGGCGGCCTCAATGTCGACGATGGCCTTGGCCTTGAACATGCCGTTGACAGAGGCAGCCTTCGCAGCCATGGCCGCGGCGACGGTGGCGCTGTCGGAGAAACCGGGGGCAACGATCAGATCAGGCACGACGCCGAACATGGACATGCACAGGTCGATCTTCTCCACGGCAGAGGCCACGGAGGCCGCGGTAGGCGGGGTCAGATAGTAGGCGGTCACGTTGTCCGTGCCGGAGGCCGGAGCGTTGACCAGGGTCACCTTTCCGGTGGATGCGTTGTAGGACGCGATCTCCACCTCGGCGCTACCCACGGTAACCTTCTGCACGGTCTTCGGCTTCGCGGTGATGGTGAACTCCTTCAGGGACCCGGTGCCGCTGAAAGCCTGCGTGGAGATCGTCTCCGTCAGCGGCAGGAAGATCACCGGCTGGCAGCCGGCCAGCTTGAAGTGGTGATACATGAACTCGCAGATACCGTAGTCGATCCAGTTGTCGGAGTAGCCCAGATGCTTCTCGGCCTCGTCGAAAGACGTGGCGAGGACAGGGACCTCGACGGCGGCGCGGTCTGCGGCGTCAACCGAGGCCAGCGGCGCAACGCCGAGAACAAAGGGGATGCCGCTGGCCGCAGCTGCCGGAGTGGAGAGCGCGGTAGCGGCTTCGGTGGTGAAAACACCATGATTAGCCATAATAGAATCCTCCTCTTATCTCCGGAGCAGCGACCTGTACGCGGCGTACAGGGGCTCTCCGGGTTTCTTGACTTTGACGCGATCTTCGGGCAGCGTGGAGCCGTCCACGATCAGCGCGGCGACCCCCGGGCGCTGCGAGACAGCGAGCTCCACTTCCGGAAGCTTGACAGCCTCCGCTTTGCCGACGGGGTAGATCGTGCCCTTCTGAATGACGCCCGGAATATTCGGGCCGATGTAACAGGAAAAGCCGGCGCTCTCGGCGTCGGCCTTCGCTGTCTTGGGGTTTTTCAGAGCCATTGGCGTACCTCTCTTTCGATAGCTGGGATCTGCCAGGTCGTCACCATTTCCGCGGCGAAATACGGGGCGGTGTCGTCGGGGTACACAAGGATCTCCGCGCCCTGCGTGAGATCGAGCATATACCGCTCGCCGATCACAACCCTTTTCAGCAGATAAATGCGCAGGCGCTCCGCCAGGCCGAGCAGCATAAGGCCGCCCTCCTGTTCGTCGTCCGAATACACGCAGAAGATGGTGCGGACCTGCACGGTAGAGGCGACGCGCTGGCCTTCCTCCTGGATGTCCTTGCCGGTGATCAGCTGATGGAGGATATAGGGGCATTTCTTGAACGCGCTTTTGGAATCGGGAAGCCGCATCAGGTAGACATCGGCCGCCCGGTAGGACTGCTCCTCGTCTGCCTTCTGGATGCGCGTCGGCAGGATCATATCCTTCACAGCCTCTGCGGTGACTTCTTTCAGTCGTTCCAGAAAGTCGACGCGGCTGCTGTCGATGTAGTTGATCATGTCAGCCTCCCCATCCATTCAGCACGCGAAGGATCTCGTGCTCCACGCGCTTGTCGAAAGTGTCCCGGATCGTTTCATCCATCTTCTCGACCACGTCCTCGTTCTGCATCATGTGTCCGGTTGACGGGCCGAATTTCTGTTCAACGGGAAAGCGCGGCGCACCGACGCGCTCAAACACGGCGATCGGCCCGAAGACCTTCTCCGCGAATGCGTGCTGCAGCGTGGCCGCGCCGCCGTTCCGCTTTACCTGCGTCGTGAGCTGGCCGCCCCGGGAATACCGGGTGCTGAACTCAAGCAGAGGCAGGACGGTACCGGCGAAAGAAACGCTCATGCTGGCGACGCCGCCGGAGCCTCCCTCGGTGCGGACCTTCTCTGTGACATTGCGCATGAAGGTGCCCTTATTGATGGTGTACTCCGCGGCGGCGAACTGCCCGGCTTTGGTCTTGGCGGTGTCTCCGGCGCGCTTCAGGGCGGCGTATGTCACCTTGAAGGCGCCACCGGGGATGCCTGCGAGAATCTTGTTGATACGATCAATGTTTTCGCTGCCGACGTTGTCGACGCGGATTGAACCGAAGCTCATTCGTCGATCGCCTCCAATTCCACACGGAGCATCCCCATTTCGCAGACCGAAGAGGCGACATAGAACTGACGGAAGAATCCGCCGCCGCCCTCCCGGTCGTTGATCTTGATGCGGGTGCCCTTCTCCGGCTGATTGCCGCCGAGATCACTCATGGCGCAATGCAGCACGGAGTGGACCAGGTAAAGCCCCTGCACATGATCGCTCGTGAGCTGGCGGCGGTCCTTCTCTTTCATGCCGGACAGAACGATGGGGATATCCGCATAGGTCTCTCCGTCGTAGACGACGGTGCGCTTCTCCGCAAACTCGTCCAGATTGAGAAAAACGCCGTGGATGTCCGCAGCAACCATGTCCTTGAAGCTCATACCACCGGCGCCTCCGCTCCCAGGTCGGGCGGGGTGTCGCCGTCATCGACGGCATCCTCGTCCTCGTCGTCATCCTCCGGATCAACCGGGAACTCCTCGGCAGAGATCAGCGCAACATAGTCGGCCTTCACGTTGCACCCGGACGTGTCCAGCCCCATGTCCTCCGCGAGCTTCTTCAAGTTCGCCTTGGTCATCGTGGAAAGCTGTTCGGGGTCCAGGGAGCCGCTGAGGGGCTCCTGAGAAGTTTCCGGGGCGGGCGTGTTCTCGCCCGTCCCGGTCTCGGCCTGGGGCTCCTGCGGCGTTGCAACGACCACAGCGGCCACGCCCATAGCGACAAGGCGCTCGGCCTCGGCGTCATCGACTTCGCAGGTCTGCCCGCAGTCGATCAGCTTCACGCCGAACTTTCCATCGGGAAGACCATAGGAGCCGAAGATCATTCTGATAGTCTTCATGGCTTACTCCTTTCCGCGCCCGATCAGCTGACGGCCTGGGAGGCATAGATGAAGGGGCAGTAGTCCTTGGGAGCAGCCAGAGGACGGGTAGCCAGACGCAGCTTGCGCTGATCGTTGGCCTGATCCACGACCAGCTTCGGAACGCGCTTGGCGGCGTGGGACGCGGGCTCGGCGTCGACCTTGTCGATCTGGGTGATCTGGCCGTACATCAGATGGCCGCAGCCGGGGGCGGTGACCATGACGGCCTTCGCCGGGAAGAACTTCTGGACGTTGTCGCTGTCGTCGACATACTCCTCGTCGACAGTGATCACGTTCAGGCGGTGGCCGCCGAAGTTGATGATGCCCTCGAAGGTAACGCCATCGTAGGCGCTCAGCTGCTCGTTGATGGCGCCGATGGCAAAGCCGCTGTTCTTGTCGATCAGCTCACGGAACTCGTCAATGGCCAGCAGCGCATCAGCAGCGGAAACGCCCAGCACCAGATCGGTGGCCGGCAGGCCGCGGCTGGTGAGCTTCCGAGCCATGGCGCGGACCTCGGCGCGAACGGTCATGAAGGTGATGCCGACAGCATCCCAGTAGTTCGCGGAGCTGATCGTGTGCGCATGATCTGAGGTGGAATCGTAGAACTGGACGTACTGGGTCTCGCCCTGGGTGTCGTTGTCGACGTAGGTCTGCATGGTGCAGGCGTTGTTCTGCATGACCTGGGCGCACATCCACTCCTCGCGGGCGGAGATCCGGCGCTCCATGTCGTCCATGTCGTCGCGCAGCAGACGGGCGGCGCGCTCGGCGGGGGTGGATACGGCATAGATAGCCTCACCAAAGCCGCGCTTGCGCAGATCGTCCATCGTCAGCAGACGGGAGGGGGCGATCCGAGCGGGCTCGTACTCGTGGATGGCGTAGCCCCGGCGATCCATGGGGATGTCACCGACGCGATCAGAAATGAACGCGGCCATCTTGCGGTCGCCCTTGCGGTACTCGGTCAGCACCTTGTCGGACCGGAAGATGTCACCCTCCCCGGTGGGGAAGTAGCGATCGCGGAAGAAGCTGGGCCTGGGCGTGACCTGCTCGTTGATCGCCATCAGGGTGTAGGTGTCGAAGAAATTGAGAGTAGCAGGCATAGTTTTTTACCTCCTTGCTTAGTTGGCAGCGGCGGCAGACTTGAACAGGATGCCACGCTCGCGCAGCTTGTCCTTGTCGTCCGCCGTGATGGTGTAACCGGACTTCACCGTGCACTTGTTGATGTCGAAGCAGCCGGCGACGTAGACCTCGGTCTTGACATCGTCGGAGGTGCCGACAGCCACATCGTCACAGAGGATGCAGTCGGGCGTCAGGGTCTCGTTGCTGGCGGCAGAGGTGCCGAGGGCGACCAGCTTGCCGTCGCCGGCGCTGCCGGAGCTCTTGGCGAGGATGGTGCCGCGCACGAGCGTGGCAGCGGTGCCGAGCTTGCGGATCGTGCCGCCACGGACAATGGGCTCGGGGATGACGTCGGTGATCAGCCCGTCAAACTCCATCTCGCCGACCTTGCTGTACAGGTTTTTCATGGCTTACTTTTCCTCCTTCTTGAAGATAGCTTTGATGCTGGCGCGCGCGGCGCTCATGAGCGCGTCGGGCGAGCTGTCATCGGGGTCCTCGTCGTCTTCGGCGGACGCTGCGCCGACGCTGCCAGCGCCGGACTTTTCCGCATCAGCGGTGGCGTCGGCCAGGAACTTACTGCCGGACTTGGCGGCAGCCTGCGCGGCCTGAAGCGCCAGCTCCGCGGCGGTGCAGGGTTTCTCGAACTTGGCCGCCTGAACCAGCGCGGGATCGAAGCACGCGGCTACCTCGTCGATGGCCGCGATCCTGGCGCGCTCCTCCTGGACGGCTGCGTTGATCGCCTCGGTGTTGTCGACGGCAGCTCTGGCCTCGGCCTCAACCTGAGCGACCTCGTCCGGGTACATTTCCCGGAGCTCTGCAAGGGTCATGGAATGTTCCTCCTCTTCGTTGCCGGGATTATCCGGCGTATTATCTGTCTCAACCGCGGCCGAGGCCTCGGGTGTGACCGTGGGGATATCGTCGGGCGCGAACATGCCCGGCGCAAGATGCAGCTGCCGGCCGCGCACGAAAAGCGTGCGACCGTCGGCGCTGGCCGCGATATTCGTCGGCTCGGCGTCTTCCAGCAGCTCGTCCACAAAGCCCTTTTCTTTGGCTTCGCGGCCCGTCATATAGGTGGTGTCGGCCATCATATGCATGATGACGGCATTCGACAGCCCGGTTTTTCGCTGATACACCTCGGACTGCATCTTGTCCCAGGCGTCGTTCTGCTCGGCAAGCTCGCGCATCTCGTCCGCGTTGTAGCCGCCGAACATGAAGGTCCAGCACTTGTGAATCATGATCAGGCTGGAGGGATTGGCCTTGACCGTGTCGCAGGCGCACATGATGATGCTGCCTCCGGACATGGCGACGCCGTCCACGATGCAGATCACCTCCGCGCCATTGCGGGAAAGCTCGCGCAGGCGGTTGTGGATGGTGTTCGACACGCCGGCGTCGCCGCCGTAGCTGTTCATGCGCACCGTGATGGTCTTGCAGCCTTCGATCTGCTTCAGATCTTCCAGGAACTCTTTCAGCGTGATGAACTGCCCCTCGATGGGATCTCCGTACCAGTCCGTGGGCTGGCTCTCGTAAATATCGCCGTACAGGGTGATCTCCGCGCTCTGGCCGTCGGTCGTGGCCATGGCGTAGGCCTTCTTGGTGATGGAAACGGCGGGCTTGCTTCGGAATGGGATCTTCATTTTCGTTTCTCCTTCCATACTTCGGATTCGGGGATATAGGGCGACCGCAGCCATTCGGCGATTCCGGCTCTGCAGTCCTCATTGCATGATCTCCGCAAATTGCGGGGACAGAACAGACAATAATCGTCGCAGAGATTCCAGATCACCACGGCCATACGCCAGACGCCCAGTGACATCAAGTGGTCAAAATTAGTCACCACCGCCATCACCGTCCCCGCCTCCCGGTTCGGGCTCCGTGGCCGCCGGATCAGCGGTACCGCCGCCGGCTTCTGAAAGCATTTCGTTCTCCCGGCGCAGCTGCTCGACGTTTTCCTCCCAGTCGCCGCCGCCGCGTTCGCGGGTGACCTGCTCGTGTGTCTTCAGGGCGTGGTTGATCATCAGCAGATCGGCCTTCGCCTCTTTCAGCGGATCGAGGCTGCCCTGTACCGGACCGATCCAGCGCGCCTCAGACCAGGACAGACGGCGCAGCGGATCATCGAAAAATCCAGCCGCCAGGATGCGGCGGCGCGCCACAGCTTCGGCGAGCCAGATCTCATAGACCGGCTGGCAGAAGTCCTCCACAAACCAGGCGCGGCGCATCTTAAAGCCCTCCCAGGCTTCCAGGAGCGCGCCCCGGCTTGCGCTGTAGGAGCTGTTGAACTCCTTGGAAATCACGTCATAGGGCAGCTCCAGGGCGGAACCGATCAGCCGCACCAGCGTCTTGGTGAAGGTCTCAAAGCCGGCAGTGGGGATATTCGGATTGCCGAACTCGATCTTCTCCCCGGGCTCAAGGTGCGTGACGGTACCCGGCCCCATTTCGTACTCGTTGTCGTCATCGGAGATCTCGCCGATGTCGCCGCCGTCAGCATTGATACCGACCTCGGAGGAAATATCTCCGGCTCCAACCTCGTTGATCGGAAAATCGGCAGGGTTGCTTTCGGTGACGATCCAGGCCGTGAAGAAGCTCTGCACCAGCGCGGCCATCAGCTCGCTCTCGGTGTATCGGCGCAGCTGCAGAAGCGGCTCGATCACCTGGGCGAGATAAGGAACGCCGCGGTACTGATCGGGGCGCTCTGCGTCGAAGATGTGCAGCACGTTCGGTAGTCCGGTGTTTTCGCCGAAGGCCAGCACGCGCGTCCATTTCAGATCCTCGCCGGCGAACTCCGTCGGGTACCCGCTGCAGATATGATAGGCGACCACGCGGCCGTTCTCGTCGACCTCGACGCCGTCATAGATTTTGTGGCCGGCCCCTTCTTCGTCCTCCGGGATGACGCCGTTGACCGTGGCGCCGCCGAGGACGCCGCTGCGGTATTTTGCCGGGGTGCTGACGCGGTCCGCCTCGATCAGATGCAGACGCAGGGAATACGGATTGAGCGGTGTCGGGTTGTCGCGCTTGATCAGCACAAAGACGTCGCCGCTGGAAAGCCAGGACTTCAAGGCGACCTGCTGCAGGCCGAGGAATCCGTTCAGCCCCAGCGCGTCGCAATTCTCGCGTTTGCACCACATACGGAACTCCGCTTCGGTGCGGCGCTGCCACTCCTTCGCCGCTTCGGAGGTCAAGCCGAGCAGCTCATAATCCAGCGTGCTTTTCAGCGTCAGTCCTGTGCCGACGATCTTGGTGCGATTGGTGTTGATCGCTGCCGTGGCCACCGGCGAGCTCATGTAGAGCAGCCGGCTCCGCTGGCGCAGCGTCATGTTGTTGCGGTTGATATCTTCATTCGGCGAGCCGCTGTTTGGGATGAAGCCCCTGAGCGCCCGCCGCGTAATGCTGGCTCCGGCCTCGCTGTACCCCTTGGCCTGGGGCGCGCGTCCGTTCATACTGATCGCCTCCCGTGTTCAAATAAAAAGCTGGCGCCCCGCGGCGAAAGGAGCGACAAACTCCGCGGGGTGCCAACTGACAAAAGCCCTGACCGGGGGCCTTCATCCAGGATCATTTTCGTGACGCCACGAAAAGGTGCCCGCCGCAACGGAGAATCGAAGCGGCGGGCTGTATCGCTTATGGCCTTTTCTCATTCCTCCGGCGCCGGAGGGGAGCTTTCACCGTCCATCATTCCTCGGTGGGCCCGGCGTTCATAAAACCAAAATCGCGGCCTTTTGGGCGCAACGTCTCCAATGTCCCTGTGATCGTGCATGTTACGCCCAAAACTGCACGTTACCAGTCGCGCGGGAGAACGCCCACGGCTTTGCGGGGGCGCTTGCCCTCCAGGGCTGCGGTCAGCTCGTCGATCTTCGCCTCGCACTCCTCGATCTCGTTTTTCAGGTCCGGGATGTCGAAGCGCGTGAGCTGGCGATCGTCGATCATGTAGGACTTCACGCCGCCCTCGATCAGCGCGATATAGGCGTTCTGGAGCTTTTCATGCACAGTCTCCCAAAAGGAGAGCCGCTGCCTGATGATTGTTCTGTCTGCCATAAAGCACCTCACCATTCATCATACTGTTCTTTCAAGCCGCGCCCTTTCTTCCGGCGCTTCTTTTGCGCCGGCGCGCTCGGCGGGGCGGAGCTCGCAGCTGCCGGATTCTTCTTTGCCGCTTTCAGTCTCCGGTCGATCTCGTCCAGGTTGACCGGCAGGGACTTATACGCCGCCAGCGCATAGTTGCGGCAGTCCAGCGCCTCGTTCCTCTCATGGCCGGGGATCTTCTTCCATGACCACGGGAGCTTTTTGTTCGGGTCGTAGACCTTGACCTCGGAGAGCAGCCCCTTAAAATAGGCGCTGCCGTAATCGTCCCGTCGGGGGAAATGACAATACTTCGGCCCGGTAGACTGGACTTTCAGATTGTCCATGATGATCTCCTTGCCGGAGTCGACGCCGAGCTGGTATTGCCAGCAGGTGCCGACCATGACGTTGCGAATCATGATCTTCTGCTTTTTCGGCGGGGCGGTATATGGCCGATCCTGCCCGGGCATGCCCTTGATGCAGAACAGCTTTTTTGAGAGCCGGGCAGCGCAATGCTGCCGGACCTCCATTGTGAAGTGACCGCCCTCGTCCATGAAGCTCATAGACTGCCGCAGGCCGACGCCGCACTCGAAGCGATAGACGTGATCCAGAACGTCGTCAAGCTGTCGCCAGGTGTCCTCGTCATCGGGGCGCCCCATGATGATGCCCTTGCGGATGCCCCAGGTCTCGCCGAAATGACCGTGCCCGACCACCTCGTATTCGAGGCGGTCATCCTGGGTGTCGATGCCGACGGTGAGCACCAGCACGCCCTCCGGGAGCTCGATGTCGCTCCCGTCCTCGCGCTGGCCGTAGTCCTCCCGGCGCGCCATCATGGTATCCTCGTCCTCCAGGTCGCCGCGATCCTCCCACAGCTCGCCGAAGCAGGTGTTGTAGACAACCTGCATCTTCCGGCTGCTGCCCATGGCCTTCAGGTACTTGAGGACGATGCTTTCCCACGTCGCCCATTGGCTGACGAAAGCATTGAGCCAGAAAGAGCGCGTCCCCTGCTCATAGGCGGCGGGGTTGTCCGCCTCCCAGTGCGCCGGTGCGTGCTTCATGGCCAGCTCGTCGGATATGCAGCCGCAGCCGGGGCAGACGTACCAGATCTTCGAGACCGTGTAGGTCTTCTGCCCGGCGACTACGGCCTCCTCATACTCAAAGCGGATGTCCGCCCATTGTATCTCGTGATATTCCCCGCAATGGGGGCAGCGGCTTTTCCACCGTTCCATTGTCCCAGTAGAATAGGCCGCCTCGATCGCAGAGGCGTTCTTGATCGTCGGGGTGCTGACCTCGAAGGCCATGCTGTTATAGAACGTTGTCTGCCGCGCCATGGCCAGGTCCCAGGGATCGCCCTCGTTGCCGGCGCTCGTCGCCCATCGGTCGCGCTCGTCGCCGAGGACGTATCGGATCGGCTTCGATGCCAGGGCGTGGGCCTCGGTGCTTCCGCAAAGGGTGAGGATGCCGCCGGGATAGCTCTTCTGGAGGATGGTGTTGTTGCTGTCCCTGCTCTTGGGATCGGCCACCTTCTTCCGCAGCGTGGGGCAGTCCCGGATCATCGGCGCGATACGGAGCTTGGAGTATTCCTTTGCGTCGATGGTCGTGGGGTGCACGAAAAGGATGCTGCCGGGGTCCTGGTCGATGATGTACCCGATGCAGTTGTTCAGCACCTCGGACTTGCCGACCTGGGACGCGGCCACCATGACGGTGTGCCTGATCTTCGGATCGGTAAAGGTGTCCATGACCTCGCGGAGATACGGGGTGCGTTCTGTGCGCCAGGGGCCTGGCTCGGCGCTGCTCTCTGAGGACAGACGCCGGTATTTCTCGGCCCATTCGGTGACGGTGAGATCTTCCGGAGGGATCAGCCCGGCCAGGCAGCCGGAGATCAGCCGATCAAGGCGCTGAATATCGGCGCTACTCGTCATCGGAATCACGCTCCGACCAGTCTCTCCGCTCGCGTACCCGCTCCTCGTATTTCTTCGGGCTGTAATGGTAGCCCGCCAGCTCGCGCAAGCCCTTGTTGACCTCGCGGCGCAGCACGTCGCTGACCTCGGCGGGCGTGTCGCAGGCGGCGACGTCCACGGCCACGCGGCCGGGCAGCGCTACCAGGAACCCCCGGAACGTGTAGATCAGGTCTTCTGTGATCGCGGCCACGTCTTCGGCCCGGTGCATGGTGCCTTTCAGTTCTTCCGCTTCGAGCTTGGCGACCATGGCCTTAGAGGCCTTGATCTGCACCTCGCTCTTGCGGCGCGCCTTTTCGAGCTTTACGTCCTCCTCGTCCACCGGCGTCGCGGTGGAGAAGCGGATGAAGCGCTGCACGGAATCGGCCAGCAGAAAGCGGCCTTTCTTCACGGTGGGCAGCGTCCCGTCCTGGGCGAGCTGCTGCACCCGCCGGGCGGTGACGCCCAGCACCGTGGCCAGCTCGGTCGTGCTGACCTCGGTTTCGTCAGTGATCTTCTCCTTGGTATCAGCCATGCGGTACCGCCCCCTCTCACATGCGCGCTTGACTACGCGCTGCCTCTGTGATACAGTATTGATACCGTCGATACCGTATCACGAGAGAGCGGTATGAAGTCCGGCTGTGCCAGCAGCCGGGCTTTTCTTTTTGCAGGGCTCACCGGAATTGCACCGGAGCGCCGCTGCGACGGCGAGACCCTTACCCTGCGTGTGATCTTATATTTGTCAGGAGGTGCACAGGCGGACGGCCATGGGCAAACCGCCCGTCTTTTATCTCGATTCCCCCGGAAGGACAGGAGAACGGACAGCAGATTGATAGTGTACTTCTATGAAATGCCGGATTTTATGCAAGTATGGATGCCGAAGCTTCCATAAAAGCGTAGCGAAATGCCCGAATTTGCGCTTGGTAACTGAGCGTTTTTCGGGGTCGACGAGCCCGCGACGCTCGGGGCGGGGCCGTCACAGTACCTTTTTCGGTGTTGCAACGCCGCTCTTCGCCTCTCTGCGGGCGTTCTCCGGCCGGGGCGTGTTCTGCATTGGCTCAAGGTGCCGCGCCCTCCTGCGCGTCTCTGTCGCTTCGTGCGTCGCTCTCAGATGCGCGAGAGGATCTCCGCGCGGGAGTACGTCTGCCCCTGGGCCATCATGTTGATGAACTCCTCCTTGGAGAAGTCCGACAGCCGGAAGATCTCTTCCGGACGCATACCGAGCTGGCGCGAGATTTCCTTGACGTCCTTCCCCTCGTCCAGGAGGCTTTTGACTATCGCTTTCATCGGCTCCAGCAGATGTGTGCCGCGGGCGCGATTGTGCGTGATGGTGCCGTACATGTCCTCCGATCGGTCCCCGTGGTGATCCACGATGACCACCGGGACTTTACCGCCGAGCTTCGACAGCAGCGGCTCGCGTCCGGAGACGGTCCAGCGGTGGAAGCCGTCGATGATCGTCAAGTCAGGGCGACACACGATCGGAAGCGTCCACCCATTCGTGAGGATGGATTGCACCAGCAGGCGCAGGTTCTCCTCGGAGACTTTGTTCGGGTTGTAGTCGTTGGCGCGGAGCAGGGAGCGATCCACCCACTGCAAAGAGCCCAGCGGGGCGAACAGATCAATTTCAGCCATTGCGCTCACCACCTTCCACGCGGAACTGCTTGGCATATTCTGCGTAGGCGCCGTACACGTTCTGGAATACGGCGCGCAGGGTGCGGAGCTTGGGATCCCCGGCTATCAGCGCATCGTGCATCTGCTTGTAGTCCTTGGGCCGCGCCATGCCGTCCACCTTCGTGAAGCAGCGCCGGTACTGCCGGGCTACGCGCCGGGTGGTCTCGTTGGTGAAATGGCGGTCGAAGTCCTCAAAGAGCATCTTTCGCACGAGTTCCTTGTAGTCGCGGGTGTCGCCGGCCTCGTTCTTCTTCCGGGTGCGGGAGTTGCGCTTATACCATTCCGTGTCCCAGTAGAGCAGGGTCAGGTAGGCATTCGGCTCCCGGCGCTCAATGCGCTGCCAGAGATCGGGGTCCGTTTCGGCGACGTGCTTCAGGCCGCGGAGGCTGTCGCAGGCGAAGAAGTTGGAGATCCGCAGGGAATGGCGGCTCTCGCCCGCCTGGTAAATCCACAGATACGCCTCCGGGATGTCCAGGTGGTGATCCCGGATGTACATCCACACGTCGTTGTCGGTCCAGTCGTAGATCGGATAGATGGTGTTCGAGCCGGTGATCCCCTGGCGGCCGAGGTTGAGCGTGCTCATGTACTGAAGCCGCTGCAGAGACTCCGCAGCGCGGACGCCGGTGAGCATGATGCCATCCTTCGTCACGCGCGGAAGGAAGCCCTGGTAGTTGACGCTGCCGACCTCGGTCATGTAGGGGCTGGACATGATGGCGAACGGTGGGGGCTTCCGCACCCACACGTCCTCCTTGCCCGGCTCCCAGGTGATCCAGCTCTCGTCATTGGTGAGCATATTGAAGCAGGAGACCTGCTTCAGCGGGAGGCAATACCAGTCGAACTTGGCTCCGGCCATGAGAAACTTCTTTCGCCAGAACTTCATGGCGTCTATGGAGCAGTCGTAGATCGCTTCCTCGTCGATGAAAATACAGGTGAGCTGCCCGGCGTCGATCGCACCGCTGCGAATCTGCTGATAGACCAGATCGGCCATGCAGATGGAATCCTTGCCTCCGGACAGGCTCATATAAACCTTGACGCCATTGGAGAAGACGTTGCGCACTCGCATGATCGCGGCGTCGACGCAGCTCATGGTGCCCTTTGCCCGCTTTACAGCCATACCTTCTCACCGCATTTTGGGCAGACCACGTACTTTCCTACGGGCTGCGCATCCTCGGTACGACCGGCATCTGTGTCGGTCGCAGCTGCAGGCTGGGCTGCGCGTGCTTCCTCCTCCTTCTGGTAGGTCTCGGCGGCGCCGGCCATCTCCGCTTTCTTTTCCTCGGTGATCAGGCCGTAGGAGGACATCATTTCGTCGATCTCGGCCTCGTTGGCGACAAGGGATCGCAGGAGCTCATCGTCGAAGCCGGGGACGTCCAGATCGTCGCCGAGCTCGGCAATGAACTCGTCAAAGGCCTTCATGTCGTCCACGCCCAGATCGAAGATGCGGTTGTCGGCCAGCATGAGCTTCTTCTTCTCGTTTTCGGTCAGACCTTCGACCACATAGCAGTCCGCCTCTGTGCGCCCCATGGAGAGCAGCGTTTCATACAGGCCGTTGCCGGCCAGGATGACGCCGTTCTCGTCGATGACGATAGGGCGAATTTGACCGAACATTTCCACGGAGCGTCGGAACTCCACCAGCTGCTTATCGGTGTGCATCCGGACGTTCTTCTCCGGCCGCTTCAGATCGGAGAGCTTCTTGGTGACGGCTTTCATGCCCTCACCGCCTTTCGCTTTTCGACCAGGTACCAGATGATCGCGGCCAAGATGCCCGCGCCGACGAAATAGATGCGCACCGACGCCATGAGCGTCCACATCCCCATCACGCCGAGCGGGATCAGGAACTGCCATCCGAGGATCAGCCCGGCATTGATGCCGAGGCCGACCTTCTTGCCGAAGGCGATATAAATGCTGTACATGGAGCTGGACAGGGTCGACGTGCCGATAATGGTGATCAGCACCGCCTTGATCATGTTCAGCGCCGGGGTGAACTGCGCCCAGGCCAGCAGGAAGGTGATCGCCATGTAGACGCCGAAAAAGATGCCGCCCAGGGTGAAGGCCAGCTTCGTGTTTACCGTGCGTGCCCCGTCCTCGTTTTTGTCGTTATAGTCGAGGATGCGGAAGAAGTACGGATAGGTGAATGGGCCGGGCAGCAACAGGATCGCTTTCCAGATGCCGGTTTTCATGTTCTCCGGCTCCAGGCCGAGGCCGATCACATTGTAGCCGCCCCGGGAGTGGAGCAGCGCCGCGATCGTGACGCCCAGAGCAAGGGCGTAAACCACCAGCCAGCCGAAGCCGTCCGTCAGCACGTTCCGGATCATGCCGAATTTGAGCAGGATAATCAAAAAGAACACGGCCAGGACGTAGGCGACGATGGTGCCGCCGGTCGAGCCGAAGACCGTGTCCGCGAATACCGTCTGCATTCCGTTCATGGAAAGCCACGCCTGGAAGACGCACATGATCCCGCAGATCCATTTCATGATCCGGGAGTTGAAGACCTCCCGCACCTTCGGAATCTTCAAGGCGACCAGCCCGAAGACGATGCAGGCCAGCGTATTGCCGAGCACCCAGATCACCGAAGGGATGATGCCGTAGGTCTGTGTCATGGCCACGCCGTTCATCAGCGATCCGATGCCTGCCCAGGTAGCGCAGATGCTCAGGGCGTAGTACAGCAAGGGGTTGTCTTTGAATTTCTTCTTGATAGCGACTAACATATCGCTTTCCTCCTTTTTGATCGTGCCTGCTGCCGGCTTCGGTTGGCGATCCGATGCCTGCCCAGGCCAGACCACGCGCAAGGAGTGAACGCGCAGCCGATGCCTCCTTCCCAAAAGATTGACGGCCACCCCCGGAGGGATGGCCGTCTGGCTATGTGAGGATTTTACAGGGTACACGATACAGATGTACTTGTGAGACTTCAAGATATACGATGCAACTCCGCGAAATTCAGCGCTCTGGCGCGTTGCAACGGGTCAAGGCGCGTTTTCTCCATCGAGGCCAACATTCTCCACACCCAAGTCCCGAAAGAAGCGATAGCAGGCCGCCTTGACGCTTCCTTCGGTAGTGTACTGTCCGAGGATCTGCGAGACCTCCTTCCAGGATAGGCCGCGGAGGAAGCGGAGCCGGAAGACCATGCGCGTCTGATCGTCCTCGATGCCGGAGACAAAGGCCTCGATGGGCGGCTCCTGCGCCTCCACTTCGGCGGTCAGATATTCGATGCGGGAGGTCAGGTCTGCAATCTCGACGGCGAGATCGCCCACCTTGTCTTTGACGCCCGGCGCGTGCGGCATCCCCGTCAGCTTGGCGGCTCCCGGCGTTGCAGCTGCGCGAAGAGACATAAGCAGCTCCTGTGCCTTATCCAGTTTTTCACGCAATGCCAAATGCTGATTCAGATCCTCAAGCGTCATTTTACCACTCCTCGCTTATTTTCCTCTGCGCATATCTCCCAGGTGCATCTGTTCATATTCTGGCCTCCTCGGTTGGACTTCCTCGATGGAGACGACGCGCACATCCCCGTATTTCTCCAAGTCCTGAGCTATGGCCTCTTTGATCCCGATGGCCTGTCCCGCCGGACGGTTGACATGAATGGTGATCACCAGCATTATCCCGACCTCCTGCGTACCTCTCTGATTCTCCAAAGGCCAAGGATAGCGTAACCCTCACAAAGACCGAATTGGGGCGCGTCCCGAAGGATATAGTTGATCTCTGCATAAATGCTTTTGCCGGTATAGTCGAGAAGCTCCCCGGCGTCATCGACGGTAATTTCCATCAGTCGCAGCGTGTCGCCGACCTGGAATCCTCGGTCATCTTTTCGCAGCTCGAAGGACTTGCCCTCAAACATGATCGCCCGGTAATATTCCGGGAGAATCTTCAGCTCATGTACCGCCATGGCGTCACTCCAGCACCCGGCAGCCGCAAGCCTCACATATACCGTGGAAATGGTCGTTAGACTTCGACCTGCCTCCGACGACCGTTCCCTTTCCTCCACACACAAGGCAATCATACCGCTCCACTTCCGGAGGCTCGTTGTAGGCCTTTGTGCGCTCGTCCTGGATAAACGGCTGGCCGCAGAAAATGCAGCGTTCTGTACTGTACGGCATATCCCCGCAAGCGGGGCAGATCGGGAAGCCCATCCCTCGCCCCATATAGTCCGACTCCCATTTCAGCGGTACCGGCGGCGCCTTGCCGTTCTGCTTGTCCTCCGGCGCGGGCTGGTGCTCGCAACCGTCGCACATCTGCCCGCTATGGCAGACAACATCATTGTGCCAATGGCACGGCCAGTTGGTAACATCAAAGGGTTTCATGGCTTATCCTTTCTGCGGATGATACGCCTGCACCCGCTCCAGCTTTTGCCGCTTCACGCTGAACAGCTTCCCGCACGAAAAGCATTTCCAGCGCATGTTTCCATTCCATAAAACAGGGTTCTTGTGCCCGCAATGCGGACATTTTGCAAGCCCAAAGACAGGTTTATTCGCCATCCTTCGCCTCCGGGATCCTCGGCAACGGCATCCAGTAAATGACCTCAAAGGGGACCTGTTCACCGTCTCCGTCATTCCACCTGTCGCCATCCCACCCGGCGAAATACGGCAGATAATTCGGAAAATCCGTTCCAGTAAAAGGCTCGCAGTCTTCAACAATCAGCAGGCAGCCAAAAGGCTCCTCCGGCATCCTGTCCTCGACGCTTATCCACGGCGTTTCCGTCAACCTTTTCACGGCTTCGTTTACCGCTGCGATATGCCCGGGGCTATGAACGCCCTTTTGCATTTGCTCTGCCGCTTCTTTCAAACGCTTTATCAAGTCGCTCATGCCTTGTTCCTCCGAAACTGCCCAGCCTTGGGGCAGGTGCTCCAGTGGGAGACATAACCGGTGCCGGTGGCCTTGTTCAGTTCCCCGTCGAACTCGCAGCTGAGGACCATGCCGTTGGGCGTCACGACCTTGCCCTTGGCTTTCGGCTTCTCCCAGTATGTGACCGGTGCCGGATCGCAGGGGATAGACTTCCCGCCGAGCGTCCCGATCCAGATGATCTCGGCACCGCAGCCCTTACACTTCGCCATGATCGGCCTCCTTCAGCAGCTGCTCCGCTCGGGGCTTCAGCTCTGCCATGAGCTTCTTCTGCGCGCTGATGATCTTGTTCAGCTGACCGATCATCTGTCGGATGGTCTTTTCCCGGAACTTCCCCATGCGCGCCCTCCTGATCTTCCTCTGGAGCTCACCACGCTCGGCGATCATCCGCTTCATTTCCGCATCAGCGGCGAGGATCACATACTTCCGGCCGCAGGAGGGGCAGGGGAAGAACTGGATCTCCAGATCGGCCAGCGTGACCGTCTCGATATCGACGGGCTCGATCTCGAACTCGTCCAGGCAGTTATTGCAGGTAATATTCACTTTTGCACTCCTTTCGCATAAGTCCTTGCCCAGTGTCGCTGGGCTTGTTTCTTCCGCGCCACCCGACACGCTCCGCAGAAGCGGTTTTCTTTGCGCTCATAAAACGTACCGCCGCAGCGGGCGCAGTATTGCGGCCTGATTCGGATGAACTCGGTACATTCGTCGCAGTCCGTGCAGCCGGCAGAGCAGCCGCCGATGTCGTCCCAGTTCATACACATAAACCGCTGCCAGAAGGGATCATAGCCGAGGTCGTTCATTCGTTTGCGAAGAATCGCATCGAGGGCAGATAGATCTCTGAGCACCTTCGTCCTTGTCCTGGACAACCATGCGGCTTGACCGACAGTCGGCTCAGGTGCGCCATCTCCCCATTCGCCGTCGCCCATCAGAACGCGTACTTTGTCGGCGCGCTCAGTCAGATAAACGAAATAGACCTTTCCACGGACGGCCTTCTCTGATTTTCCGAGAGCATTCCCGATGACCGTGTAGCTGTCACCGTGCCGGATGCCATTGGCAAGAATGCAATAATCATCCGCGGTCCATTCGTCGCCCCGGTTACTCGCTCTCACCGGGCGCTCCTTCAAACCGAGATCCGTACACCGGCGCTGGATCGCTCCGGCCGATCTGTGAAGCATTTCAGAAAGCTCCATATAACCGTAGCGGTGCTGCTTCAAAAGCATTCTCAGGCGGCTGTCATCGGCCGGTGTCCATGGGTCTTTTCTCTGGATGGCAAAAGCGGCGAAGTCTTTCCGGCGCTGCTCCGGTACCCAGTCCGGCTCCATGCCGAGCGCCAGAGGCTCCATTTTGGAAAAGTCGATGAAGGACCTGTTTTTCTCGGCCCACTCCCAGAATTCCTCGATGTAGACCACCCGCACGCTCTTCTGCTGGATCCTCTTGTAATGGACTGGCATTCCCCTCTGCTCCACCCAACTTTTCAGCGTGTAGGAATGTGCGTTGTGCCCCGTGATCGCCTGTATCAGCTGATTGAGAGTCACATACTCTCCGCTCTCCAGATACGGGCCGAGGCCCAGGCGGGCAGCGCGAACGATGATGGCGTTATTGCTGCGCTTCATGCTTTTGGCAAGACCGCCCACCGTCATGTGTCCCCAGTTCTCCCGAAGGAAATCTTCCTCTTTTTCGGTCCACGTCCTTT